CCCCATGTATTGGCGTTTGCGCCTGTCTCCATGAGCTCTAATTTAAGTCTATCTGAAAATGTACTTGCCATGTTTTTACCTCACTAAAATATATCTTTTTTTGTTATTCAAGCAACACTTTTTATGCTGCATCTACCCCTGTCCAAGTATTACTTGCACCTGTTACTACATTTGCCCAAGGTGTGGCAAACGGATTTCCTGTGACTATGGATAAGTCGAGTCCTGTTAAATTTACTGTAGCACCACCTGTAGCCGTTGCTGTTCCTGCAGCAAAACTCATGGCAACTGTAGAAACACTTACAATTACACCCGTTCCTACCTCTACTGTTTCCGTACCTAAAGCAGAGGTCATTGAAACTCCTGAAGGTTGTACAAGAGCATCGGCCTCTACAGTAGCAGTTCCAAGTGCAGAAGTCATTGTTACTGGAACAGGGTCTACTTGTGTAAAGATATCAATTACAGGTGTTCCAATAGCAAAGTCTAATTGATCGGAAGGTGCAACAACTGCAACACTTCCTTCACCAGAAACAGTTGCTCCTGATAAAGCTACACTTACTAATTGACTATCTAAAGTAACAAGAGATGTTCCTGTTTCAGTTGTATCACCTAGAGCACTTGTCATCTCTAAGCCTGTTACAGAAACTATGACACCTGAACCTACTTCAATCGTAGGAGTGCCTAAGTCCGTGGACATCGTCACACTTGTGACGTTAGTAATAAATTCTATATTCTCATTCCATGCAAAAGATCCCCATGATCCTCTTCCCCAACCTGCATCAACGGTTCCTTCTGCTACTTCCGTGCCTAAACCAAATGATGTTGATAAACTTCCGAGAACAACGCCCGTTCCTTCACCTACCGTGACTCCCGATAATTGTGTTTCAAATGAAACACCTGTTGGAAAAAAGACGTTCTCAGGTTCACCTATCGCAGTGCCTAAAGCAGAAGATACTTGTAATGAATCTAATGTGACTAAGCAATCAGCTACGACACTTTCCGTGCCTAATGCTGTTGTAGTCGATAACCCAGTAACAGATACTGTGATCGAGCTTTGTTGGCCCCAAAAGCCTTCGCCCCAATTATTTTCACCCCAAGCATCTGCCATGGTAATGCTCCTCTAAATTAAGATAATCTTAATATAGCACTTGAAGCATCATTAGTTGGGAATGCGATTGTGAATGTACCGTTTGTTGATGTCTTTACACTTCCGAAATCAAGAACACAAATAGCTGCGTTTGTATTAGCTGCTGATCTGTTATAGATCAAAGCTGCTTGAGCAGATATTGTTGCTGATGTAAAACTTGCGTTTGCAAAATCAACAAATGCTGTTGAAGCTGTTGCACTAGTTGCTGTTAAGCCAATGGTTGGACTTGTTAAAGTTATACCACCTGCTGCATATGTTCCGGATGCGCCTACTTCGTTTGTTGCGGAATAGGCTGTTGTGTTTCCATTTAAAGTTACAGAGTTTGTGTACAGAGCGAGATTGATTGTATCATTATCAATATCGTGATCCCCTGCTAACAGCTCCTTTTTAAAGGAAGCACAGACTGCTTGGTTTATTGCCATGTTTTATGCCCTCCTTAGGCTTTAGGGTCTGCAGAGGGAAGTGGTACTCTTAACACTCCGTCTACATACTCATCTCTTCGTTTACGTCCCATTTGCTCATTAGCGAAAGCTTGAAGAGCAGTCTGAAACTTTTGTGTGTATAATTGCATATCTTGTGTGTTTTTCAAGTATGAAAAAGCTTCCGATAATGTACCATACAACAAAACTTCTGGTGCCTTATTTGATATAAATGTTGTTGTTAATGTAGTGCCTGCACCATTTCCTAAACGTTCTGGTGTTTCGTCATACCACATTTCTACTGTGTAAGCCGTATTTGGAGTTGGAGCTACAATCAAAGTTGTTGCATCCCAGTTACCCCAATATTTAGGTTGACCTGTAAAATTTGTATCTGTCGTAGATCTTTCTACTGAATATTCGTTCATAAAAGTAGCATCTCTTTGCTCTAACCAAGTTCTTGTTCCATCATCAGCTACAATTTGTAAAGCTCTGGCAAACCTAAATCCACCTTCTGGACCACTAACATCTAAAAAAGCATTGTTAGCTTCAAAAGTTGTTGTTGCATATCTTCTTTGTGCATCAGTATCTATAAGTCTATCAATTTGATTTTCAATATTTGTAAGAAAAACATTTATTACTGCATTAGAAAGTACGTCAGATGTAACCTCTGTGTAGTTTCTTACATTGTCTAAAAGTTCAGAATAATTCATGATATTACCACTGTCACATTACCAACCACTGATACAAGTGTCAATTTTTGATTCGGGATTTGAGGCAACATACTAGATGAGGTTGTTGGTGCAGAACCATCATTTGGTGAGGTTCCTTGCACAGTTGTCATAAAAGCACTATCTCCAGGATCACCAACAAACACAGTAACTGGCATTGGTTGCCCAAAGGTATTAGTTGTTGCATCATTGGGACCTGGTGGTGAGTTAGCTTTTAAAATTTTATTTGATTCTGGTCTTGGATCTCTAAGCGCTACAGGATCCGCAGGATGATAACCTGGATCTAACTGTGGGTGCTTAGGTTCAAAACACGAAGGACAAGTAAATAGTCCATTCCATTCTTGTCTTAATTGTAAATATTTATATCGTTGCCCACATCTATCACAGATAGCTAAGGAACGATTACCATTTGCAAAGGTCATTTTACCCTACATAGAAACTACGAGGCACAATATTTACAGAGGTTGATTGACTGTCTTCAGTCAACGCTCTTTGTAATTCTGCTTCATATCTTCTTTCTAATTCTTGAGAACGCTCAGGTGCAATTTCTTGTCCTATGTAATAAGCTAATCCTGAAACTGTACATGGTAAAAATCTAAAAGGTGCGTCTGGATCATTTGTGTAATTACCTACATCTTCTATTCTTGCCACATAAAAATAATTTATTTGTGTGTCGGTTGTATTGGGTGTTTGATAAAGACTAATTTCTACATTAGATAAATTTCTTCTTACATAATACTGACTAGGTGTTCCTGTTGAAAACTTGTTAGGTATATTTTCATATTCTGATCTTGATATTTTTGTCATACTTGTATCGGTTGTTGTGCTTCCACTTACATCTCTGAAAACTAATTCAAGAACATCTGAAGCATCACTAGGAGCAGTATATGTTGTCGTACTTGCAGTTAAATTTTGTGTGTGATTTTTTACTTTCCATAAATGAATACCTCGGTTCCCCCACTCAGAAAAAAGCAAATTAAGATTATCTCTTGCTGCTTGTAGTTCATATCCAGTTCGTAAAGATTTACCACAACGTGCATATGCTCGTTCAATAATTCTATCAAAACTTAGATTAAAAGTAGTAGTCCCCGAGGTAGCCATTACATACCTCTTCTTGCTTTATGAGGGTTTGCGCCTGCAGAACCACCGCCACGCATTTTGATCATGCCACCGCCACGTTTCTTGACAACTTGTTTTTTCATAGGTCCGCCGCCACGTTTCTTGACAACTTGTTTTTTCATAGGTCCGCCGCCACGTTTCTTGACGACATTCTTTTTCTTCATCATGATGTACGCTCCTTTTTAAATATACGTTCGTATTCGTCTTGCCTTGTTTTTACGACTTCATCGTAATACTCGGCTGGCCATTTTTCATAATAACCTATCTTATGTAGTTTGCAACTTGCATCATACAACTGTTTAAATTTTTGTACTAACATCATAGAGTAAGCAAGATCTGTGTGATATTCAAAATTATCAGTGGGTTCAACTAAAAATTCTTGTTCTTCAACAGAAGCAGGATTACTAGGATGAAAACCCATAAAATATACATCTCGTTTGTTATAGGTTTTATTGTAAAAATCTATTTTATCTTGAAATTGTTCAGGTGTGTATTGATCCCAGAAAGGATCACAAAAGATAATAATATCGTGTTTTTTCTTATTCCAATCTTTCAACACATTTGTAAGATGCTTCTCATATTTGGTTTTGTCAGATCTAACCTCTATTCTTAGCTTACCATCTTTTCTCCATTTCGCAGCAAAAGGACATGCTGGAAATCCGAGATGTTTATTCATTGGTTCTAAGACATTCTTAGACCAATTAATTACATCATCTTTTATTTTTTCTGCTTGTTTTTTTCGAGACAAAAGTTTTTACATTCGTTGGCTTACCGCCTGGATTGCCAGCAGCACGTTTTCTTCGTACTGCTGACGCTTTTTGAGATGTGCTCATACCTCTTGCTTTTGCAAGTGGAACACATTTTGGATATTTTCTTTTTGAACCTTTAGACCTACCGCAGGGTTGGTACTTACCATCTTTTTTAGGTGCACCAATGTCCACCCATTTTTCTTTTACCCAAGCACGTAAACCTTTTTTAGCCATTACCAGATTTGATTATAAATGGCCCAAAGAACAACTAATACAAAAACACCAGCTATCGCTTTGCCTTTTTTGTTTAAGCCATTCCACTTATTCCATAATTTTCCCATGATTTACCTCCTTAGACATAAAGTTTGGTTTTTTTTCTTTTTGAATTTTCAACCATGCCACATCCTGCAGCAACGATTGATCCGCCCTCAGCCATACGATTAGCAGATACGGATTTTCTTTGTTGTGAAATTGTACCACCCATAGCTTTTTTCTTAGCTTTCTTTTTGCCACCAGGTGTGACTTTTCCACTACAAACTGCACTAGCAT